TAATCGCCACATTACCCAGATCATCAACGGAACCTCCGACCCAGTGCAGACAGCCAACAGCGCGGTAACAGGAATCGTAAACATGGGAAACCCGGGCGCGTACGCCCCGGCCGCCCAATAGGTGACCAATGGCCCCTGGAATCCGATATGCCAGGCCCGAGACGACCGCACAGCCCAGCCCCGTGCTGCCGGAGAACTCCGCCCTGCGCATGGCCAGAATCGTCGCCCCGGACCTGCTGCGGGAAATCCAGCAAGGCCAGTCGACCGCCCAACAACGCCTCATTCCCATCAACGTGCTGATCAGCGAGAGCCACGAGCGCCAAGCCGAAGTGACCCAGCACCCGATGGAGGACGGCACACACGTCAGCGACCACGTCATCCTCAAGCCGCTCAAACTCAACCTGATGTACGAGCAAACCAACGCCAGTGCCGGAGGCCGCAAGACGGCCCAGGACGCCTGGGACGCCCTGCAGAAGCTATGGACCGAGCGCACGCCCTTTGAGATCTGGACCGATAACCAGATTTACTCCGACATGGTGGTCGAGCACCTGACGGCGCTCCAGCAGGCCCCGAACCCCGGCGCCCTGGCCTTCACCGCCACGCTGGTCCAGATCAACTACGCCAGCCTGAGCTACGTCAAGATCCCCGCCAGCCAACTGGCCGCGGACGTAGCCCAGACGGCCACCAGCATGATCCAGGCCGGCCGCATAGACCCCCAGCCGGTCACGATCACCACCATGCCGGAGCTGCTGGCCAGCCTCAAGACCAGTGGCCCCACGGTCTCGACCCTGACGCCGGGAGGACCATGATGATCATCCTGCCCATCACAAACGACGGCTGCCGCCAATTCAGCGTGAACACTCCCGCCGGCCTGCTGACCTTCACAACCTACTGGCTGCCCCTGGCCGGCCTGTGGGCCTGCGACATCTCCGACAGCAACGGAGCGGACCTGATGACAGGCATCGCCCTGGTCGCCGGCACACCCAACCTGCTGACAGGCAATGTGGTTACGAGCCTACAGGGGTACGCCCTGGAAGTCCTCAAGGCCTCTGATGGCGAGGGCGAACGGGCCTATGACGCCTGGGGAAACTCGGCCCTGCTGCTCATGCGAGGACCAAACGATGCCCCAAACCTGGTCCTGCCGGACCCGATGCTGAGCGATGAATGATGACACAGTACCCATTCCTGCGCAGGGCGGAACTGTACGTCTGGCCGACGGCCGAGACGCTGCCCAACGTGCCGGATGGCCAGGCTATGCGCTTTGTCAGCGACGGCACCCGAAACACCTTCTACCTCCGCTTTCGCATTGAGCAAAGCATCATCTGGCTGCCCCAGCAGAGCGAGATCGTCCTCAAAAACCTCTCCGCCGCCACGCGGGACGCCCTCCGGACCGCAAACCTCCGCGTCGAGCTGCGAATTGGCTGGGAAGGCCAGGCCATGCGGTCGCTATTCGTCGGCTCCCTGCTACAGGCCATCACCCAGAGGGAAGGCCCGGACCTTTGCACCCGCCTGCTGTGCCTGACAGGGGCCGGCGCCCTCCGCCAATCGGTCATCAGCCAAACCTACGCCCCCCTGACGCCCGTGCGAGAGGTAGTAACCGATTTGGCTGCCCGTTTGCCGGGTATAACGGTCGACCCCGCCCGGATGGCCACCCTGCGCGGATTTATCGGTCCAGGAGGCTACAGCACCGCTGGAATGGTCCACCAGGCCTGGTCCATCCAAAATGGCACCTTCCAGGCCCTGGCCGATGACGGCTACTTTGAGAGGATTCTGCGGATTTCCTCCGACGACCGGACCCTGATCCTGGCTACCCCCTGGCTCTTCGCCAACAACATGCGAGTCGGCGGAGTCAACATCCAAGCCATGCTTATTCCAGGGCTGCTCCCAGGCGACCGCATCCAGCTCGACAGCAAGGTGACCCCAAGCCTCAACGGCACCCGCATCCTGCACACGGTGACCTACACCGGCAGCCCCAACGAAAACGACTGGACCATGCGAATCCTGAGCCGGAACTATGGCGACCAAGGGAGCGGAACCATCTGATGGATAAGAGCATCCTCAGCCCCGAAGCCCAGCAACGCCTCAGCTTCAGCCGCATGATGCTCGGCGTCCACACTGCCATCCCCGGCATCGTGACCGCCTGGAACGCCACCAGCAACCTAGCGACGGTGCAACCGGCCATTCGCATGCAGATCATCCGGCCGGACGGCGCCATCGACTACCTCGACCTCCCAGCCGTGGAGAACGTCCCAGCCTGCCTGCCCCGCTCCACGGCTGGGGGACTGCTGCTGACCGTGCCCATCAAGCCAGGCGACGCCTGCCTGCTTATTTTCAGCCAGCGCGCCATTGACCATTTCGTCCAGCACGGCGGAATCCAAAATCCACTGACCAGCGACCGGCCGGACCTGTGCGAGATGCGGCACCACGACCTGAGCGATGCCATCATGATCCCGGGTCTCTGGAGCATCCCGGACAAGGTCGCCAATTGGGCCGACGACGCGCTCGAGCTGCGCAATGACGCCGGCACCGTCAAGCTCTCCATCAAGAGCGACGGCGTCTACGTCACCGGGAATCTTAAGGTCACCGGAACGGTCGTGGCCGGAGCGGCCAACGTCAGCCTGACCACACATCACCACAGCGATCCGCAAGGCGGAGACACGGGAGGGCCCGCATGAGCTACGACATCAAAATCGACGCCGCCAGCGGAGACGTGACCATCACCGCCACCGGGAGCCTGGCCACGGCCGCCCTCGGGATCGAAGTCACCCAACGCATCCTGCTAAGGCTCCGACGCCAGCTCGCCGAGTGGTTTCTGAATGTGCGAATCGGCCTGCCGTGGTATTCTGGAATCCTGGGAAGCAAGGATGCACCCGCGGCCGAAATGGTCATTCGACGCGAGATCGCGCAGACCTACGGCGTCCAGTCCATCCTGCAGATGAATGCCATCTGGGACAACGCCATCCGGACGCTGAGCCTGTACATTCAGGTCGCCACGATCTACGGGACGACCGAACAACTGACCCTGGCGCAGGGAGGCGCATAGATGCCAGACTACGGATTGACCGAAACCGGATTCAGGCCCAAGCGCCTGGCCGACATCATCGCCGACATCGACGCCCGCCTTTCCGCCATTACCGATCCGATCAGCGGCGAAACCATCAGCATCGACGCTACCGACAGCACGCTGCTGGCGCAGATCAGGGGCATCATCGCCGAACAGATCGCGGCAGGCTGGCAGGCCACCTATATGGCCGCCCAACAATTTGACCCGCTGTATAACACCGGAGCCGGCCAGAGCGCCACCGTGCAGCTCAACGGCATCGTGCGCAGGCCCGATACAGCCACGCGCCTCAACGTGGTCCTGTACGGTACGGCCGGAACCGAGATCCCCAGCGGAGCCCTCATCACAACGGCCGACCGGAAGTATTCCTTCAGCATCGACGCCCTGGCCACGGTCGCCGGCGGAGGGAGCGTCGCCGCCACCGCCACGTGCACCACCAAAGGGGCCGTCACCGTTGCCGATGATGCCCCGATGCTAATCGCCACGCCCTCCACGGGCTGGACGAACGCCACGAACGACAGCACTGCCGTGCAAGGCCAGGCCGCGGAGACGGACGAGGAACTGCGGACCCGCCAGCAAATCGCTACCTCCACCACCGGCTATCGCCAGGTCGAGGCCATCTACGCCGGCGTCCTGGCCGTGCCTGGCGTCACCTATTGCCGGGTGTATCAGAACGACACAATGTCGGACGGAGCCGACATTCCTGCCAAGAGCATCGCCGTGGTGGTGCTGGGCGGAGTCGATGCCGACGTGGCCGCGGCCATCTTCCTGCGAACCCCGGTCGGGATCGGCTACTACGGCGGAACGACCATCAGCGTAGATGACAGCCAGGGCACGGCCTATGATGTAAAATTCCAGCGCCCGACGCCCGTGCCCGTGACCATAGAAGTCCAGGTCACCGCCGTCGATTCGAGCTGGCCAGGCGATAGCCTCGGCTGTGCCGCCATTGCCGCCGCCCTAGCCGCCTACTCCAAGAATCCGGGCGAGAGCATCTACCAGACCCAGCTCTACAGCGCCATCAACACCGTGCCCGGCCAGCGCGTGACCAGCCTGGAAATCAACGGATCGGCCTCCGTGCCGGTCGATGTCGCCTGGGACGAGATCGCCACCTTCGACCCGAACGACATCACCGTGGAAATGAGCGGCGCCTGATGCCAGTACCAGCGACATACGCCGTAGATGCCAGCCGCTATGGGGCCGACTTCCGAGCCCTGAGCCAGTACCGCCTGCTGGACCAATTCAAAGCCAAGCCGGTCCTGCAAGCCGTGCTGAACGCCCTGGTCGACGAGGCGCAGGAATGGTATGACACCTGCATAGAGCTGCTGACCGCCCGCAGCCTGTACGCCGCCGCCCCCAGCGAGCTCGACGCCCTGGGCAGAATCGTAGGCCAGCGCCGCGAGCCGGTCGCCAATGACGTGCCCGTCTACTTCACCCCGGACACGCCCCGAGACGGAACCGCCGACGAACTGGGCGCCGACCTGGGCATCGCCTGGGTGACCGGAGTCCCGGCCACCGGCCTGCAGAATCCGACCGAGGCACAGTACGCCGAGCAGATCCTCGGCCGCATCACGAACAACATGACCAGGCACGGCAGCATTCCCGAACTGGCGGCGGCCATCTACCAGACCCTCGGCCTCAAGGTCCGATTCGACAAAACCGGCCCAATGGAGGTCGACATCTACGTCAGCGGCACCCCGACCGCCGACGCCATGTACAAGCTCGATCAGAAGCGAGATACACAGCGAACGCAGGGCCGGTATTTCTTCGGGTACCCGGCCACGCTGAGCATCGGAACCGTGCAGAAGGAAGGCGCCTAATGGCAAATCGAGACTTTACGCTACCTGGGCCCTGGGCCGACGATGCCGAGACGACCATCCCGGGAACGCCGACACAGAACACGCCCTACCGCGACACGAGCCTCTCTGAGGCCACCGTCCAGGATGGCTGGCCCTTTGGAAAGATCGTAAACTCGGCCAGCTTCAACCAATACCTCTACCTCGCCAGCAAACTGCTGGGCCAATTCGA